CGGCCGGCGCCAGCACGACGAGATCGTCCACGCCGGTCTCGGCGAGCTGCGCCCAGGTCAGCGCCGGGTCGACGGCGTCCCAGGTCAGCGCCGGGTCGACGGCGTCCCAGCTCGGCCCGGTCGGGTACAGATCGACCGCGACGCCGAGCCAGACGGCCGGCGGCGGCTGGAGCAGCCCGGACACCGGCGCCCAGGTTGGCGCGTACGTGCCAGGCGGGACGTGCCAGGCGGGGTCGGTCAGGACGTGCGCGGCGGACGCCCACGGCCCGCTGAACGTGACGGGCCGGACGATCCCGGCGGCGCCGGCGCCGCCGAGCGCCGGCGGCAGCCGCACGGAGCAGCCGACCCGCCACGACTGCCCGGGCAGGGTCAGCGGGACGGCGTCCCACGCGGTCGGGTCGGTGCCCTCGGGCACGAACGGCGCCGGCGGGAATATCACCCGGACGCCGCGGCCGGCGTTGGTCGGGGTGATCTGCGCGTACCGGCCGCCTGCCGGGCCCACGACGGCCACCACGGCGTTACTGGCGACCTGCCCTGGTCCTCCTGCCTCGAACGACGGGTCGGTCACCACGGACACGCTGGGGTCGGGATAGACGGTCGCGTCGGTCAGCACGTCCAGCCGGCGGCCCACGGCGAGCAGCCCCAGGAACGCCGGCCCGGACGCCGCGTCGTCCACCATCGTCAGCGAGCACGTCGCGGGCGGCGGCTGGTCCAGTGTCGTCGACCTGCCCCAGGTGACGGTCAGCCCGGCCAGCGCGAACGGCGCCGCGGCGTCCTCGCCCGGGCTGCCATCGGCGACCCGGACGCCGTCGACCTGCACGTAGCAGGACAGCGGCCCGGTCACAGCTGCACGCCCACGGCGCGGCGGGACCGGCGGGTCAGCAGCGCCGAAATCTGCCGGGCGACGGCGTCCGGGTCGAGCGCACCCTGGACGATGATCGTCGGGCCGGCCACGGCGGCGGTCGTCGCCCGGGGTGCGAGCAGCCCGGACCGGCCCAGCGAGGGCGAGCTGGCCGCGGTGAACCCTACGGCGCCGGCCGGCGCGGCAGCCTTCGGCACCGGGATGGACGCGGCGGCCGAGCTGGCGCCGGTGATCTTGCCCCACAGGTCGGACACGAACGACGCGGCCGACTGAATCCCGCCGATCACGGAGTCGATCGCGTCCTGCACGGAGCCGATCACGGACATGATCCCGCCGAACGCCGACTCGGCGGCCGACGCGATCGGTCCCCACACGGCCATCCCGGCCGACTGGATCGACGACCAGACAGCCTGAATCCCGCCGAGCATCCCGGACACGGCCGAGCTGATTCCGCTCGTCACGGTCGAGACCAGCGAGCGGATCGCGTTCCAGCACGACTCGGCCGCCGAGCGGACGGAGTTCCACGCGGACACGATCCCGCCGACGATCCCGGACACGGCCGAGCGGATACCGCCGACGACGGACGCGACCAGCGAGCCGATCGCCGACCACGCCGATTGTGCGGCGCCGCGGATGGTGTTCCAGATGCCCTGGATCACGGCGCCGGCCGACGACACGGCGGAGGTGATGGCGCCGACGACGGAGCCGACGACGGAGCGGATCGCCGACCACGCCGCGGACGCCGCCGAGCTGATGGCCGACCAGGCGGCCGTCGCGGCGCCGGCGATCGCCTTCCACATGCCGGTGACGAAATTGCGGAACGCCTCACAGTTGCGCCACAGCAGGATGATTCCGGCGATGAGGGCGATCACGGCGATTACGACGATCATTACGGGGTTGGCGGCCATCACGGCGGACAGCGCCGTCCAGGCGGCGGTCGCGCCGGTCGTGACGGCGGTCGAGATGAGCTGGACGGCGGTCCAGGCGGCGGTCGCCGCGGACGCCAGGGCCAGCGCGCCGTTGACGATGAGCACGGCGGCGGCCAGCGCGCCGATCACGGCGACCGCGACGAGCACGGCGGTTGAGTTCTGGCCCATCCATTGCGCGACGCCGGCGAGCGCTGTCTGAAGCGTCGTCATCACCGGGAGCAGCCCTTGCCCGATGGCTGCCTGCGCGTTTTCGTACGCGGCGGCGGAGCGCTGCGCTGCACCCTCGGCGGTGTCCGATTCCCGGGCAAACTGGCCGTTCGCGCCGGCCGCCTGCTCGGTGGCGAGCTGGAGCACGGTTTGCGCCTTCGCCGCCGTTTTCGCGGTGCCGGTCAGCTTGTCGGTGCCGTCCTTGGCCATCCGGGCGGCGACGGCCGTTTGGGACAGGGACAGCCCGTACCGCTCGGCCGGGTCCGCCTCGCCGCGGAGCGCCGCACCCAGCGCCGACACGGCGTCGGCGGTCGACCCGCCGAACGTCGCGGCGAGGTCGGCGCCCATCGTGATCAGGTCGTTGGTTTTCCCGGCCGCCGTTTTCTGGTCAACGCCCATGTTCTGGAGCTGCGCGCCGACCGTGGACGCCATCGCCTCGTACGCGGAGGTCGACAGGCCGACCGCGTCGGCCGACGTCGCGGCCCACGCCTGGACCTGCGCCGCGGAGTCGCCGAACACGGAGTTCACGGCGCCGATTGCTTGCTGGCTCGCTGATGCGGCGTCGAGCGCACCCTTGCCGAACGCGACGACGGCGGCGCCGGCGGCGGCGGCCGGGATCGCCAGCTCGCCCATCCCGGCCGCGAACTTGTCGGCGGAGCTGGCCGCCCGGTCAATGTCGGCGCCGGCGGCGGCGGCGTCGACGGCGATCCTGACCAGCAGCTCGATCGAGCGGGCCATCTATCTACCTCCCTCGCGAATCGCCTTCGCCTGTTCTTTCAGCACGTCCAGCACGGTCGCCAGCGTCCAGTCGTCCTCGGCGCGCCATTGCGCCGGCGCGGTGCCGGTCGCGACGGCCAGCTCGCAGATCAGCCGGGATCGTGTCCCGGCCGGGTAGGGGTTGCGGTGTCCGCGGCGGTCGTCGCGTCGGCCGCCTCGGCGGTGTTGGCCAGGAACGCTTCCCAGGTCAGCCCGGCCGGCAGGATGCCCGTCCGGGTCGCCGCGGCCCAGGCCAGGAACGCCATCCACTTGAACGGCGCGTTTGCCGGCCCGTTCGCCTTCCACTTGTGGGCGGCGGCCGTTTCTTCCCAGCGGACGAGATCGGGTGTGTAGCACTGCACCTCGAACGGCGGGACGCCCTTGTCCGGGTCGATCGGCGCCCAGCGGATACGCGGCGTGGTCAGTCCGGCCCGGTCGACCGGGACGTCGAACGGGCCGGCCGGCAGCTCGGCGTCGGCCGGGACGGGGGTCAGCGCGGGTCGGGTCATCGTTACTTGCCTCTCACGTTGGACAGCGCCGCGTCGACCGCGGCGTGATAGACGTCGGTCACGGCCGGCGCGGAGTCGCCCAGCGCGGACGTCAGCGCGTAGGACGGGGTGATCCGGTGCCGGGCCCAGCCGAACTCCTGGACGCCGGCGTAGACCAGCGGGGAGCCGATCTCCGGGCCGGCGTCGGTGACGGCCCCGGCGAACGATGAGGCCAGCGCACCCGTTCGGCGGCGGGCCCGGGCCGACGCCAGCCGGGCGACCTCGGAGCCGGCCGCGGTGTGCGCCGCGGTGAGCTGGCCCAGCTCGTCGCCGAACGCCCGGAGCGTCCGGGCGAAGGTGGCGCCGCCGACCAGCTCGACCCGGCCGGTCACTTGCCCTTACCGGCCCGGGCCGGCGCCAGCTCTGACACGTACGTGTCAGGCGGGGCGATCTTCGGTTGCTGCACCGGGACGCCGGTCGACAGCGTCGACGTCGCGCCGCTGCCATAGGTGAACGTCACGGTCCCGACGATCTGAAACTCGAAATCGGAGGTCAGCACGTCGCCGTAGGCGTCGGCGCCGAAGTCCAGCGGGTCGATCACCAGGGTGCCGGCCGCCGACGTGCCCTCGGCCGTGTTGGGGACAAACGTGAACGCCTGCTGCGTGCCCGGGCTGGCCCAGGACAGCGCGAACAACCCGGACGCGCCGGTCTCCGGGTCAATGTCCACGTTCCCGGTCAGCGCCGCCGTGTACGTCACGGCGCCGGGAACCTTTGTGCCGCAGAGCTTCTGCGTCGCGTCTTTCTGGTCCTTGGTAGGGCTGATCCTGGCGCCGTTGACCAGGCAGGACACGTCGATCTCGGTGCCGGTCTCGCCGATCGTCAGCGTCCCTGGTCCTAGTACGGTCATCGGTCAATCTCCATTCGGTTGGCGGACCCGTTCGGTCCAGGTGAGCCGGTACGCGGGCAGCGGCGCCGCCTGATGCGGGATCAGCAGATCGGCCGGGTCGGCGTGCACGCCGGCCCAGTCCAGCGCGATCCCGACGCTGGTCAGCAGCTCGCCCAGGTGCGCGAGGTCGACGGGCCGGCCGGCGGCGCCGGTCACGCACCACGCGGTGAAACTCGCGTCGAAATCGGCGCGGCCGAATCTCCAGTCGACGGCCGGCGGCGCCACGAACACGCACGGCGGGTTCAGGTCTCGGTCGTCGGCGGTCGCCCGGACACCGGCCGCGGTGAGCCGGCCGAGCACGGACGCCACCGCGGCGGCGACGTCCATCACCCGACACCGGGCAACGCCCAGAGCCCGGTCCGCAACGCCCGGCCGATCTCCGGGTCATAGCGGGACACGTAGGTGATGGACTCGCCGAACGTCTCAACGCCGCCCGGGGAGTTGCGGCGGCGGTAGAGCCGGGCGGCCAGCGCGACGGCCGCCTGATAGACCTCGGCGTCCGGGGTGTAGACGATCGGCCAGCCCGGCGGCGGCGGGTCGGGTGGGTTCGGTTCGTCGGGGTCGTGATAGACCACGCAATCCGGCCGGGCCCGGGCCACCTGAGGCTCGACCGCGGCGGCGCACCGGGTCAGCAGGTCGTCGTCGGCGGCGTCGCCAGCGGCGAGCCGCAGATAGGCCTTCACGTCGGCGACGTCGAGCCAGACGGGCACGTAGGCGGGCACGGTCAGGGCGCCGGCTCGGTGCCGACAGTCACGGTGACCAGGCCCAGCGGGTCGTTGACCAGCTCGGCGGAGTAGCCGAACACGCCGACGTCGATCCCGCCGTTCGCGAGGTCGATCGCCCGCACGGTGAACGGGTTCCCCCGCGGCGTGTACTGCGTCGCGGCCCGCTTGTCTCCGGCGGTCACGGTGCCGGCCGGCAGCGTCGGCGACTCGAAGATGCGGAGGTTGTTCACGCTGGCCGCCTGCCCGGACAGATCGACCGCGGACGACGACGCCAGCCACCACGGCGCGTCGGCGGTCGTGATCCCCAGGTACGCGGCGAACAGGTCGGACGCCAGGGCGATGAAACTCACGGACGCGCCGGCCATCTTCAGTGTCTGCGCGGCCAGCGACACGGCGCTGATGACGTCGGGTGCCAGCCCGGCGTCGGTCGCCTCGGCCAGGATCGCGGCGCCGATCGCGGCGTCCAGTTTCACGGCGTAGTCCTGCGTCACGAGCTGGAGCCACGTCCGGATCACGGACTCATCGCCGAAATCGGTCCAGATGCGGTCGAAATCGGCGCCCACGGCGTGCCGGTGCGCGGTCACCTGCACCGGGCCGAAACCCAGGTTCCCATCGGTCGGGATGGGCGCCTTGTTCCCGGCGTACGGGGAGATCACCGGGCCCGGTGGGATGCGCTTCCACCCGGTCAGGGTCATCGACGTCAGCGTCCCGGTCGAGATCGAGTTGGCCCAGGGCAGCGCCGCATAAGTCGGCGTCCACAGCTCGCCGAGCCACTGGGGCGGCGCCATCGCGGCTCC